TCAAGCTGATCTCTGATTAACGCCGCCATTCAAAATCCACTGCTCAACCTCAGCCAGTAAGTATTTTTTAGGGCGATTTCTTACTGGCTTGGGGAAAGAATGATGCAGTACATAAGTCCTCATTGTAGTTCGTGAGGTGACACCGATTTTTTGCATCGCTTCACTTTCAAAGATCATTTCAATATTAGCCATTTTGTTCTCCACACATTCCTGCTGCATCAGGTTTGTTTAGCCGTGACAAGTCACGGCGTATTGATGTTCAGTTTTAATCCATGCCAGCCGCTGGTGGCCCAGCACGCTGCTTCACCCTGGCAAGGGCAGGACTGCACCGGCAGCTGCTCTTTGCACTTACCGCACTGCTGGTTGCCCAGCACCTCAATCTGCTGCGCCAGCTCAGCGGCATCCTTCCGGATTAACAGCGCTATGTACTCGTTCAGCTCATACGGTTCACGACCGGGGCGGCGTGCGGCGCAGTTCTGCGCCAGCATCTCCAGTTCCTGACTATCCAGCGCCAGCTCCAGCTTTTTACCACCGGCAGCGGCCTGTCTGGCACGCTGCGCGGCTTTGCTTTCGGCGGAGGATTTAGGCATCAGCCGCCTCCTTATAAACCTCAAACCAGAATACCACAGGCTTTTCGACCACCTCGACCAGTCCAAACCGCTCCGCTGTGCGGAAATTCACACTGTACAGCCTTGCCCGCTCTGCCTGCGCTACTATCTGCTCTCTGAAACATTCTAGGTCGAAAGTAGCCTTAAAGAGATTGCATGGTGCGCACGCTGGAAATAGGTTTTCAATAACGTCATTCTCAGGACGCCAGTGTTCGCCTGTTGCTACTGTCCAGCGTTTTCCATCTTGGCGGCGAGGGCCAAACTGCCACTTTCGCAATGCAGCCTCAACATGATCCGCATGCCACCCCTTTTCAGGAAGATCACAGCCGCAGTACGCGCATTTGCCGCCGAATTTCATACGCAATTCGGCACGCTGCTTTTTACTCAGAGCCATCACTCCACCTCCGGCGCTGCTAGCATGTCAGCCCCGCGCTTCTCAATTTTGAGCATTATGGCGGCGCGGCAGGCTTTCCAGATGGTTTGCGCGTTTGCACTGCAATCCACAAATCCGCCGCACTCCTGATAGATAACCTCGTAAACATCTTTGGGAATATTATCCGGAACCAACTCCGCAAGGTTGATAGCGGGCGCGGCGCGGGGGAATACCGGGTATGGCTTTTCATTAGTCACGCGGAGGCGCGGCCTTTTTGTTCTGAATAAATGGTTTCCATTACCAGTAACAACAACCCATCCAATAGGGTCCTGCCTCTCCAGCTCTGCCAGCTTCGCCTCTGCTGCTTCTGCGCGCTGCGCCAGCGCCCGGAATGCTTCGGCAATGGCGAGGATGGTTTCTGGGTTTGCAGCTGCAATAAATGCTGCGTCATTCCAGTCAGAACCAGAACACGGCTCGGCGTTAAAGCGTTTGTGATTGTTTTGGTTCCCACTACAAACGACTCGCTTGTTCTCTGGGTAAGCGTCTGCGCTTATAGAGTAGACCGCGGCACGCTCCCAGTCTGTAGCCCATTTCCACGGTCCTGGAGTAGCACTCTTCGCCAGCTCAACTAACTCATTCAGCTTTTCCATCACTCACCATCCTTAACCCATGCATACCAGATAAAGCCCGCTGGCAATCAGACGGGCGCGGCGTTTAGCTGCTTCACAGTGGCGCTTCTTTGCCTCTTCAGAGCAGTCATTCCTGTGGTTTATCACCATTGGCTTGCGTGGTGGTCGAGCAACACGGCGCGGATTTCTGACCAGGGTGTAAGTGCGGTCAATAGAGCCGCCGCCCAGACAGACCTGATTCGTGCCTTCAACCTGCAGCGTTTCACCACCGTGGCGCATAATGTGAAGAACTAAACGGTTGAACTCACTGAGGGTCATACCGAGACGCTCTGCCAGCTCCCGGCCCGTTGCCGGGCCTTTTGATAACTGCCAGGCTAACTTTTCACTGAATCCGGCATTTGCCCCGTTGCTACGCCGGAACTGGGCGACCTTTTTCATGACACCACCTTCAGTGTTACCGTACGGGTGCGGAGTAAATCCATTTCCATCTGGGAAAGAATGTTGATCGCATGAGAGATGCCTGGCTGGTGGTGGTTACCCAGCGTTGTCACCGCCTGTCGTGCTTCTCCAAGGGCTTCACCACGTAATGTGCGAATCCACTGATCACAAGCAGGAGTAGCCAGAGCTAAATTGAGGTCATCAATCAGCGTAATGTCAGCGCCAGCAGCCTGAAGCGCGGTAATGGTGTCAGGCAGAACGCTATTGATCCGCAGAACTTCTGCAGCCATCAGATTGGCGCGAACGGTGGCAACGTCGAGACGGGTTGACAGCTCGATAATCAACTTCGCCATGTCCATCAGAGAGGTTTCTTTGCCGATGTTCTTAGCGAACTGGTGGCCGGCAGCGATGACTTCTTTGTTCGATTTAAAATGATGCATGTCATCGCCCTCAGTTAATGGTGATGTTGATGGTTTTATTAAGCCGCTCAGCTTCACGCTGCGCCTTAATGGGATTACTGATTACGGACCCATCAGGCATAACCCAGCCGTTGAGGATATGGCTGAAGGGCAGGGTAATAATGCCTACAGTGATATGGTCGGTTGGCTTTTCCATGAAACTCTCCACACACGATTTTTGGTTGCATGAATCCCTTGCCAGTGACGGCAATAAAAACTTTTGGGATTCGCTTAAGTTGGCTGGTGGGTTACTGCAATAACCCACAGCCCGATTACTCCACACACTTGAAAGGTTGTTGCGGTGCCGGGTGCCTCCCGGTGCTCTGGTCAGACTGACAGAAATCAGAGCGGAAACTCTCAGACTGTATGCAATTTTCGTCAGTCTTCCGCGTGCGCTGGCCGCATTCACCACAACGAAAAGGACACTTACTCCACGTCTCTAAAGCGTTCGAAAACACCCGCTTTGCAAATGTCCTTATCGTTGTGAAAAAGGGCGGTCAAATCAAACCATCATGAGTAACCGCCAACACAGCAATTCCGTACTATTAAAATGCTAAACCGTAAGCCAGGCTTTCATTGCCGCAACGCATAGTTACCACACCAGTATCTCCATCACAGATAAGATCTGCGTCTGGGAACAGGTATAGGAAAGTAATTAGGTCCCAAAATTTACTGTTAGCCATTTGTTTGGAGAAATTCATCTGCTATCCCATCGAAGTAACTGCTGATGAGACAAACAATAAAACTGATATGCATATAACGCAAGTGTTAAAATGCGCTAATTGCAAAATTTGGATGCTGCAGGCGCAAAAAAACCCGGTCAGGCCGGGTTTTGATGGGGTCAGTTGAGGACTAGCCGTGTCGCTTAAACGATTGCGATTGACTGATCATGACTTTGCCAAAGATGTAAAAGCGGTGCTCATTAGTTGCATCAATGAACCAGTCCCGATAGCGAGTATTATCAGAAATAACGACGATTTTGTCAGGAACTATCTGCAGGCGCTTGATGTGAATCTTCCCATCAAAGCCAAATACATAAATCCCATCACCATCGAACTGAGTCACTGAAACATCTACAAAAATCAGATCTCCAGGCTCAATGGTTCCTGACATACTGTCGCCGCGTACGTTGACCATCTTGACAGTGGATTGAGGCTTACCACCAAAGAAGTTCTTGGCATGCTCTGTGTTGTACTCAATAGAGCGTATGACATCAATAATGTCACTTCCCACATACGCCCCTGGGCCAGCACTCACATTTACATCAAGCAATTCCACACGATACACATCCCCCCCTTGTACGCCTTTGACTATATCCTTACTGTCATTATATACAGTATTTTCTGGATCGGAGGGAATAAATAATTCGCCGAGACTCACATTTAACGCATTTGCGATTTTATTAAGCGATTGCTCAGTAAAGGATTTTTGTTTTCCTGTCTCAAGACGTGAAATATTTGCCTGATCGACGCCGACGGCATCAGCCAGATCATTGATTCTCATCCCCCGCGCAAGGCGAAGCTCTCTGATTCGGTTTCCTATATTCATGTGCTTATTTAATGGCTGGTTTGCATGAAACGCAAATTAACTTGCGCAATCTTATTGCGTGAAATAATATGCACATTACGCAATTTAGGGGGCAAAAATGCATTCACCATTAAGATTATTGCGCAAGTCGCAAGGAAAAACCCTAAGTGAAGTTGCTGTAGCTATTCACTTGGATGTCGGAAACCTAAGCCGCATTGAGCGCGGCCTTCAGGTTGCATCACTGGATGTTGCTGAAAGATTAGCCGTGTTTTTTCACGGCGAAATCACTGAGCTGGAGATTCTTTATCCCCAGCGCTTTCAGACCGACCCTAAAACTTTATCAGCTACTACAACAGTAGCGAAACCACAGTAGAGAGGGTCTAGCCGTGGATCAAAAGCACTGGCAAGTAGAAAAGCAACCAGCCTGGCTGGTGGCAGCAATTAAAAAAAACATTTCAAGTCTTCCGGGTGGGTATACAGAAGCTGCCGAATGGCTAGGCGTGACAGAGGATGCTCTGTTCAACCGCCTGCGCACTAATGGCGATCAGATTTTCCCAATGGGTTGGGCGATGGTACTGCAACAGGCAAGTGGCACCAAAATTATCGCTGACGCCGTATCCAGCCAGTCAAATAGCGTCAATGTTCCGCTGGTGGATATTGAAGATGTTGATAACGCGGATATCAATCAGCGCCTGATGGAATCGGTTGAATGGATTGGTAAGCATTCAGCCTACATCCGCAAAGCAACCGCTGACGGTGTGATTGATGCGCAGGAGCGTGAGCAAATTGAAGAGAACAGCTATCAGGTTATGGCTAAGTGGCAGGAGCATCTGACGCTGCTTTATCGCGTCTTTTGTGCCCCGGAAAAGGTGAACGCCGCAGGATTGCAGCCCGCGGCGTTCGATGCGACTAAATCAACGTGTGTGGAGAACTAATCGCGTGATCAATTTAAACAGACTATTGGGATTACCGCAATTCCGTTGCCTTCCTTCTGCTGGTGGACGCTTCAGTAATGAGCCGCTGCGGTATGTGCTCAATATACCAGGCGTCAGCGAGGAAGTTAACCACAGCTTTGTTGTCTGGGCTGTGGGTGATGCTAACCAGCGAATGAAGGCGACCAAATGCGAGAACTTGACCGAATCTTCCGCGATAAACGCGGCATGCCTGTGCGGGTTATCCGCTGGGAGCCAGAGAACGACCGGGTTATCTACCTGCGTGACAACTACGAACATGGTGAGTGCTTCAGCTCCCTCGAACGATTTAAGCAGTATTTCAGGGAGGTCAGTGTAAATCATGAGCGTTAAATTATCTGCATTCGTCTGGGACGGCTGCGCATCATCCGGCATGAAGATCACTATGGTAGCCATTATGGCCCGCCTGGCTGACTTCTCAAGTGACGAAGGTGTTTGCTGGCCGTCAATCGCTACCATCGCCCGTCAGATTGGCGCTGGCCCGAGCACTGTTCGTACCTCAATCCGCAAGCTGGAAAGTGAGGGTTGGCTGACCAGCACGTCGCGCCGTAAAGGTAATCGCAACAACTCCAACATGTATCAGCTGAACGTCAGAAAGCTTCGCGAATCAGCCGCATCTCACCTGTCAGAATCTGAGGCATCAGAATCTGACACATCAAAATATGACTCATCAAAATCTGATGCACCGAATTTTGACGCATCAAATTTTCACCCGTCAGAATCCGACAAAAATAAGAGTTTTGACCCGCCAGAATCTGGCGACGATCCGTCAGTAAATTCAAAACATGATCCATCAGATAAAAAACCCTTTTGTCAGGTTGCCTCGCAACCAGACGATGAGTGGTCAATTATTAATCGCTCTCGTCAGGTTTTACGTCACCTGAACAAAGTTACCGGTGCTAAGCACACTGAGGCTCAGTCGTCGATGGGCCACATCAAATCACGGCTTAAAGAAAAATTCACGGTGGAAGAGCTTTGTCTGGTGGTGGATTACAAACATGCCCATTGGGAAGGTACTGAGGAATACCAGTACATGCGACCCAAGACGCTTTTCATTCCGGGCAATCTTCCTGGCTATCTACAGTCAGCCACCAAGTGGGATAAAGCTGGCCGCCCGCCGCGTTCTGAGTGGAGCGCACTGAAGCGCAACATGCAGCGGGATATCACAGTCATTCCGCAGCCTGACAGCTCTGTGCCTCACGGCTTTCGCGGATAACGGAAGATAAATCATGATCAACTACGAATCCAAAATTCTTGAACTGATTACCCGAAATGGACCGCTGAAGGTGCGCGAACTCTGCAAACTCACTGGCCTGCATGAGACATCAGTAAAGCGTTTTATTAAGCCGCTGTTCACTAAAGGTCTGCTGAAGCGGGCAAGCGACTGGAGCTACTCGATCAACACCGACCCGCTACCGGTCGAAAGCGAGAAATACAGCCGCATGGTGCAGCAGGCCACCGAACTGGAGAGCAAAGGGTTCTGGTTACGTGCAGCGCGGGTATGGCGTGAAGTGATGCTGGTGGCAAAGTTCGATGGATCACGTAACGCAGCCAAAGAGAACTGCGATCGTTGCGCGGTGAAGGGGTCACTCAACTGTGGCAACTACGGCGGTCTGGACACCGGGCGCATCATTTCAGCAAGTGTTAACAGGGATTTGCTATGAGAGCGCACCTGAAGAGTCACTACCAACGCAATGAGATTTTCTACCTGGCCATCCGTGACGTAACCGTGATGATTGCCGCCCTGATTATTGTCCTGACACTGGAGCTGACCACAGCATGAGTACTTTAGCGCGCATTTACGACGATAAGAAAAACAGCGATACCGATATCACCACCCGCAAAACCTATCTGCTGGGGGTTGATGAGCTGTATGTCGAAACTAATTACAACATCCGTGATATTGACCAGACCCATGTCGAGGAATTCCGCGACGCCTTTATCGCTGGTGAGCACGTGCCTCCTCTGGCTGTTAAGGTCACAGATAAGGGCATTAAGATCATCGACGGCCATCACCGCTACTACGGTGCGAAGCTGGCACAGGAAGCTGGCTACACGCTGCGCCTTGAGTGTAAGGACTTCGTGGGCAGTGAAGCTGACAGCGTGGCGTTCATGGTCACCAGCAGTCAGGGCCGCGCCCTTTTGCCACTGGAACGTGCAGCCGCCTATCAGCGCCTCGTTAATCAGGGCCTGGAACCCGGCGAGATTGCCGCAAAGGTGAAACGTTCAATCACCGATGTTGAGCAACACCTACAGCTGCTGACCGTTGGTGAACCACTGATTGAGATGGTGAAGTCAGGCGAGGTAGCCGCGACTACAGCAGTAGCCCTGCAGCGTGAGCATGGCGTGAAAGCCTCTTCGGTTGCTCAGCAGCAGATGGAAAAGGCTAAAGCCGCTGGCAAAAAGAAGCTGACCCGCTCAGCAGCCATCGTATCACCGGCAAAACTTCGTGAAAAAATCCGGGCGGAGCATGCGGTGTGGTCACAGGAAACTTTCGGTGATGTTGGTCCGGTCGGACCCCTGAAGCATCTGGCAAAAGAGGCAATGGAAGCAGCCGAAGCACCAGACGACCTGTCGGAATGGGCTGACCTTCAGTTCCTGATGTGGGATGCCATGCGCCGCGCCGGTATTAGCGAAGAAGAGCTTAACGCTGCGATGGAACTGAAGCTCAGCGTTAATAAGGCACGTAACTGGCCGGAACCTAAAGACGGTGAGCCGCGTGAGCACCTGAAAGCGGATAGCGCGGTCGCTGCTGAGTCTGACAAAGATTATGGCGAGGACCTGCCGATGCTGAAGCAGAAAATTCTTGAGCAGAGTGGCATTGAAGTCTGGGCCTGCGTTCAGGCCGCGTTCAAGATGAAAAACGAATACACCTACGCTGAGTCAAAATTTGCACATACCTGGGCGGCAGACTCAGTTGAGCATCCGCAGCACATCGTGGTGCCACCAGACACTATTGAGAGAGCTGTGAATCTCATTCGTCAGCGCCAGGACGAACTGGCTGTTAAGCAGTGGCTGACCGAGAAGCTCAACGATGCAGAAATGGTCTCTGAACATCTGCTGCGGTTCACAGGAGCGCTGTCTGATTTGCGCCAAAGCCAGCCATGCACCGTAGATGAGTTTACCGCGCTGGTGGCGCAGACAGACCGCAGTTGCTGGACGAATTACCGCATGCTGCGGCAGGCCGTCCGTGAGGTGATCGGACAAATGACAATCCCGGACATGGGAGAGACTGCATGAAGTTAACGCTCCCGTTCCCGCCAAGCGTTAACACGTACTGGCGTAACACCAGAAAGGGAGTATTGGTCAGCGCCTCCGGGCGCTGTTTCCGCTCCAACGCCTTAGCATCAGTCATGGAACAGCTAAAGCGGCGACCTGTGCCGATTACAGTAAACGTAGAGGTTAGCGTGCTGCTGTTCCCGCCAGACAAGCGCCAGCGTGACCTCGATAACTACCTAAAAGCATTATTCGATAGCCTTACACATGCGGGTGTATGGTGTGATGATAAACAAATTAAGCGATTCACTGTAGAGTGGGGAAAACAGGTGAAGCAGGGAAGGACAGAAATTACCATTCAACCTTTAACGCTTTTAGAAGATCAATATTTGCGAAGAGAAAAAACAACCTTGCACTTTTTAATTGATTTATTGCAAAGAGAATAGCATTCTTGGTTTGATTTTTAGATGTCAGCAGCATTGAGTTAAGTAAGCAAATCTTGCTGATTTGATGTTTCATTCAGGTTTTATATGAAAGGGAAACTTATAACGCCTGGTTTAAAATTCAGGTGTTATAAGTTCTATAACGCAGTATTGATAATCAAAAAATATCGTCAATGAGGTCGGGCTATCAGTTGCTATTCCTTCTTGTTTATTATGTTACCTATTATGTCAAAGGCTTTCTCATAAGCACTTTCTGGTGATTTTCCGATTGAAATAACTCTTGGGGAAAACTCCTTTGCAAATAAGATAGCCTTGTCTGCATTTCCTTCTGATACAACCAAAGCTAAAGCTTGGGATTCGTAAAGCTCTGCTAGTTGGGCATAATACCGCATGAACATTAATGATATTTGTACAAGAAATAAAAGTAGTATCATTGAGCACAGAGAAAATGCAATTGTTGCGACAGAGGTCGTAACACTGTTAATGAGACTTTGCTCGCCTGACCCCATTCTATAACGAACGCCTTTCCAGGCTGCATAGCTATCAAGCAATTTCGACCTAGCTTCTATGCTTTTAACCATACGCTCAAATTCGTCTTGCGATGCCTTTATTACAAGATTATTATTATCTTTTTTAATTGAATCATCGATTTTTGTTTTTGAATCGGAAGGTGTACTTTTATCTGGCGGGTTCATTTCTCTAAAAGTATTGTAAATAAACCTTTCATTTTCATTAGCTATTCTATCATTGTTGTTTGATGATAATTTCTTGTAAACTTCACTCATTCCTTTTGCAAGGCCGCTGGTTGTGTTTATATATATAATTCCAAAAATTATAAGGGAAAGAATGAACAACACTGATGCAATTATTGTTCTCGTCCTTCGAGCTGATGTTGCTCTCTTTTTTAAATTATCAATTGCAGCAGAAAAATAACTTTCATCCATTTTTGGTGCCTTTCTGAGGTGGAAAGCAGTAGGGGGTGAGTTTTTATCAAAATGGCTTTTTGCTAAGATAGGGAAGCTCAATGATACACTCTAATTTTAGAATATCATATCAATAGGTGCGTAAAAATTACACCCCCCAGCCAACAAAATCCTCACTTCAAACAAAAAAAGTAAGTAGTGGGTAAATAGACTAGGTAGACGAGAAAACCCTACCTCTCAACATGGAAGTGAAATGAATAAAAATAGCGTTTATAGTGAGAATACTTGGGGCATATTGCAGATGCTTTTGGTAAAGGTTGGTCCCGTTCATTTGCAGATGATGGGGCGGGGCCGGTTGACAACAGTGTGTGGAGAAGAAAGCATGAATCAGCTTTTAGTGATTGATGGGGTTTCCGTTCGTCAGGACAACTTTGACCGTTATTGCCTTAACGAACTTCATCGTGCAGCAGGAGGCAAACGCTGTTATAAGCCATCCTTTTTGCGTAAGCTTCAACAGACCAATGAACCCGTTCAACTTCTGAGCGATACAGAAATCCCTGTATCGGCTATTAAAAGCCAGCCTTATTTCTTGGGACCAAACTTTCTGAGCTCCTGCGTGTACTCGACACCGTGCATTGAGGTGGCCGCATGAGAGCATTACTTACACCAGAGGTGGCACCGCGCACAGGTATTGTACTGCTCAAGCCTGGTCCTGAGCTGTTAAGGTTTTTTCAGGGCAGGGTGGTGATCAGTACGCCGACACTGGATATGGCAGACATGCCATCAGGCCGCCTGAATGACGGCACACAGCCTTTACTGGATGAGCCCTCACTGATTCCCTTCTTCAGTCATGAACGGGTGGTTAAGGCCGCTGGTGGGCTGAATGCGCTGGCATCTTTCGTCCAGTCTTTTAGCAGCTGCCAGTGGGAGCAGTCCGGTACGTGGCATCATCATGAATTTACTGTGTCAGAAACTGAAAACGGCCTGGTGTCTCTTTGCTACAGCCACGATAATGAGTTCAGGGAAAATGGTGTACCCGGTAAGGTTGAGAGCATCGCAAAGGGCAACACCGCTCTCTGGATAATCCGGTCCGCTTGCCACCAGCTGGCATTACCAGTGGATCACCTTCTGACCCTTCCGGAGCTGTGCTGGTGGGCGACCCTGAATGATGTAATTGACCTGATACCAGAAGTACCGGCGCGGCGCATTCTGCGTATGCCTAAAGAGCCTATCCAGGCTGGTGAGCTGAAAGAGGCTCGCATTGTTCCGGCGAGACCGGCCCGCGAGGTGATTCAGGATGCAGCGCAGCTCGTCAAAAAGATAATCAGCCTCAACGCCGACCCGGAATCACCGGAATCTTTCATGAGACGGCCCAAGCGTAAGCGCTGGGAGAATGAGAAATACACACGATGGGTAAAGTCTCAGACGTGCGCATGTTGCGGCGTTCAGGCTGACGATCCTCATCACATCATAGGACATGGACAAGGGGGAATGGGAACGAAGGCGCATGATTTATTTGTGATACCGCTATGCAGAGCGCATCACGATGAACTGCACCGGGATATGAAAGCGTTTGAAGCGAATTACGGCAGTCAGATTGACCTGCTGTTCAGGTTCCTCGATCACGCGATTGCAGTCGGAGTGATTGGGACAGACAAAAAATAAAGTGTGTGGAGAGGATTAAATATGCGTGACATGTCACAGGTATTAGAGCGTTGGGCGGGATGGGCTAAATCAGACAGCAGCGGTGTCGATTACTCTGCAATCGCAGCTGGATTTAAAGGGCTGCTGCCGCAGGAATCAAAGTTAACGCTTACATGCAGCGATGGAGACGGCCTGATTATTGAAGGTTGTCTGTCAAGGCTTAAAGCTAAGCGCCCGGATGAGCATGCGATCATTGTGCTTCATTACTTTTTCAATATCTCAAAGCGCACCCTGGCTAAGCAGGCAAAGCGTGATGAAAAGATAGTCAGAATTGAAATTCAGATGGCCGAAGGCTTTATTGAGGGATGCCTGGCAATGCTCGATGTGCGGCTTGATATGGACGACGAACTGACGTTGAAAAAAAATATTAAAAAACCTCTAACGCGGTCCGCATTTTCCTTAGTAATCTGATAAGGTCGATTACCAAGCAGTGCAGCTTATCTGCTAAAAGTCAGTTCCAAATGTGGATGTCAAAGCGCCTCGGGCCTCACCAGCCTGGAGGCGTTTTTCATTTTAAAATATCCCCTGTAAGGGATAGACATATTCTTATCCCCTGTAGGGTATAGGAAGATTAACCCTGTTGCCGACGGGCAAGGCAGTTACCGCTTTCGCGTCAGGGCCCTATTCCATAAAAAAGCAATTATTTCGATCCTGAGTAAACAATAATGTTGACGTGGTAAGCATAAATGATTACTATAGTTCCATGTTCAACAGACAGGAGGAGTAGTGAAGCAGAGCGAGTTCAGGCGGTGGCTTGAATCTCAGGGAGTCGAAGTTTCAAACGGTACTAACCATCTGAAGCTGAGATATAACGGGAAGCGAAGTGTAATGCCGAGGCATCCCGGCGCTGAGTTAAAAGAACCACTGCGAAAGGCCATAATGAAGCAGTTAGGCCTGAAATAATTAACCAGCCCTCCGGGGCTGGTTCTCGCGAAGTTCACTAAGACGATATGCGATACCCGATTAATCTTGAGCCGTGTGACGGCGGATATGTGGTTTCGTTCCCGGATATACCGGAGGCGCATACTCAGGGCGATACGCGTGAGGAAGCGCTGGAAATGGGGCTGGATGCGCTGGTTACTTCATTTGATTTCTACTTTGAAGATAACCAGCCAGTCCCGGCACCCGGTCCGGTTACCGGCGATTTTGTAGAGGTTCCGGCGAGTGTGTCGGCAAAGGTGCTATTGCTGAATGCTTTTCTTGCTTCCGGCTTAACTCAGGTTGAGCTGGCTTCACGCATGGGAGTTAAAAAGCAGGAGGTGACGCGCATCTTCGATCTACACCACGCGACTAAAATTGATACCGTTCAAAAGGCGCTGAATGCGCTGGGTAAGCGGCTTGAATTAGTCGCTGCCTGACAGGCATCAAATAATGAATTCAAAGGCTCACTTCGGTGGGCTTTTTTCGTTTTTGCGCACGCCAATCAGTCTCCACACACACTTTTGACGCCGTGGCGTTGCGCAATTTTATTCTGACTACCGACAGCACCGCCCGTAATAACGGAGGTGATATGAGTATCGATATGAGCAAACTGGCATCAGGCGCAGCTTACGGCGCATCTGCCGGGACGATTGCCAATGGTCTGCTGACCCGGTTAAGTCCCGATGAATGGAGTGCTGTAGGCGTCCTGGCCGGTATTCTGGTCGCGCTGTTCACGCTCGGTATCAACTGGTACTACAAGCGCAAGGCAACCCTGGCGCAAATTAAAGCCCTTCAGCGCTGGCCCACCGCGCACGGCATCAACGAGGATTAATCCATGGCTATGTCAAACAGCCTGCGCAATAAGCTTATTGCTGCCGCGGGTGGCGGAGCCGTGGCTATCGCTACGGTATTTCTCGGTGGTAAAGACGGTGTAGAGGGCAGGGTTTACGAACCCTACAAAGATGTTGCAGGTGTCTGGACTGTCTGTGATGGACACACTGGCACCGGCATCATCAAAGGCAAAAAGTATACCGACCGCGAGTGTGACCGGTTTCTGTGGAACGATCTGCAGCCGGTCAAGAAGTCTGTAGACAGCCTGGTAAAGGTACCACTTGGTGAGTATCAGCGTGCCGCGCTCTACAGCTTCACCTACAACGTTGGCTCCAGCGCATTCTCCAAATCCACTCTGTTAAAGCGCCTGAACTCAGGTGATGTGAATGGAGCATGCGAAGAACTCCGCCGCTGGGTATATGCCGGTGGAATGAAATGGCGGGGCCTGATGAACCGGCGGGATATGGAGCGCTCATTGTGTCTGGCGGAGAGTGTCGATGACCTTAAAGGCTAAGCTGCTCATTGCGATCGCTCTGCTGACTCTGCTTGCGATCGCCACTTCGACTGCATTGGCGCTTTACTATCGTGGCAATGCCATTGACTACAAGGAGCAGCGTGACACTGCTATCGGTAGCCTGAAGCTGGCGAATGACACAATCACAGATATGCAGACACGCCAGCGTGATGTGGCTGCACTCGATGAGAAATACACGAAGGAATTAGCCGATGCTAAAGCGACTATCAATCAGCTGCATGATGATGTTGCTACTGGCAAGCGCCGGTTGCAGCTCAATGCCACCTGTGCGAAGCAACCCACCTCCGGCACCCCCGGCATGGATGATGCAGCCAGCGCCCGACTTACTGACGCCGCTCAGCGGGATTATTTTGCCCTTAGAGAGCGAATCGAAGTCGCAGGGAAGCAAATAGCTGGGTTGCAGCAGTATATCCTTGAGCAGTGTTATTGATGAGGGAATTTCCTAATCAGAAAAAATGGCTAATGCTGGCAACCTAATGGCTAGTAAATTTAGCTATTAAAATCAGCAGCATGGATAACATCTAACTTTTAAAAAAACATAAATGATGAAAAAAAATTGCAAGGAAACTATGATGTATTTCTGAAAGTCAATTGTTAAACTTGACTCTTTCACTCAATAAGAAAATCAGGCGGGGAGGGGGTTTTGCGAATATTTGAAAGGGAAGGTTATATATTAGCGGTGGCAACAGGTTTTTTATATTTAAGGGCTTACTTTAGTATTCTTGCTGCAGCGAAATTTTACGAGATTCCCATTCAGTTCATGAGCGTTGATTTACTACAGTTGACTCAATCTGCTATTGGGGGAATGGCTTCGCTATCTGGAATGGCTGCTATGCCATTAGTTATTTATGTGTGGTTGGCCTTTGGTGCTAAGAAACCAAAAATAATTTATTTTTTAATTGTCTCGTTTTTGATGGCTGCGGTAACATATTTTTCCTTAAGAAATGACGGTGATACTTCAGCGTTTGTTATGGCATTGGTCGCATTTGCATTAACGATGACTGCTTATGTTTTTCTCTGGTACTTCAGTAGAGATAGATCTTTTGCAAACCATCTTGTTCAAAATATTGATGGTGAAATGAAAAATTTATTTTCCATAGGTAAATTTAGAGTTGCCCTGTTTGTTTTTGTTTTTATATTCTCATTGGCAACAGCTTATTTTGCTGTTTACGTCGGTAGTTATTCTTTAAATAAATATAATGTTTTTTATAAAAACGGTTGCTATGCAATTATAAATTCATCTCAAGATAATATTGTTGCCAAAAAGGTTGTTAATGGAAAGCTGATGGATGGATATTATATCTTTAAAGTTGAAGCCCTTAATGATATTGAAGTGAAAAAAATGGATATACGTACTTTATCTTCATCTGAACGCGAAAGCTTTGAAGGAGGTTCTAATTTGAATGTTTTGCCTTCCAGTCGAATTTGAATTTTATTAGCTTATTAAGCCATGCTGTTTCGGAGATTGTATGGCCTCGAATTCACCTTGGCATAACCTTTATAACACTAAGCGCTGGTACCGCCTGCGCTATCACCAGCTCCAGAAGCAACCGCTGTGTGAGTTCCACCTTAGGCGCAATCAGGTTATCTCAGCATCTATTGTTGACCACATCACGCCACACAAAGGCGATGTTACGCTATTCCATGATCCCTACAATCTCCAATCACTTTGCAAGCGCTGCCATGACTCAGTGAAGCAGCGTATGGAGAACGGCGGAACAGTCACTGAGTTCGACGATGATGGCCGCGTTATCTGGTAATGGGAGTAATGAATGAAAGACCTTAAGATTGAATATAAAGATGGCAAGCTGATTGAGTTCAGTATCGACGGCATCCAGTTCAATTCGGTTACAGCTATTGGGTTCAGTCATGAAGTGGGTGAAACCATGCCATCGGTCACCATGTCGATCCCGATTGGTATCGGCAAGAGCCTAGTGCCTGCCAGCTTGTCACGCGAGAATCTACAAATCATCGAGAAGTGA